GAACGGCGTGTCCCGCACTTCGCCGAGATCGCGGTCGCGGAGATGAATGACGCCGTTCTGCGTGAATACGCTTCGCTCCGGTCTAAGGCAGAAGTTGAGTCGCGCTCGCGTCGTGCGCGTGTTAAAACCTCCCGTGTCGATGAAGATTGATCCGTCTGGCCATTTTGTGAGGATCACGGTATCGTGCAGCTTCACGTGTCGCACGCCGTCTTTGTCCCACCAAATGAGCGTGTTTCTTGTGGGCATCCAAGGGTCGAAAGGCGTTTCGTTCAGCGTCGCCAGCATCGCGCGCTTCGACAGGCGCGGGCGATTGCGCGCCGAATTCCAGGTTTTATAGGTCATTGCTTCATCCTTTCCGGTTGAGCGTTCGATCATGCGCGCTTTCTCAGGGCGCGCATGGGCTGACGTTCAGTCCTTCACGATATAGAACCCATAATAGTAGGGTTCGCATTCCTCGCCGTCGGACTGCCTCCGGTAGTAGCCGTCAAGGTGATGGTTCCATCCCGCCGCGTCCGTCAGCCACAGGACGCCGTCCGACCAGCCATGTACCGTGCGTATTTCGCCTTCTTTCATAGCCGCGAACCCAGGAATGGCTTTCACTTTGTCGCCCGGCTTCAATTCCGTCGCCAACGCATACGCCACGCCCGCCGCATCGCGGGCGACCGCTTTCGGCGCAGGCTGGCAGCGGGGATCATTGAAAAGGCCTTTCATCGTCTGTTCTCCTATGCTGATGAGACTTTTATATCGTAAGCACTTTTATCCAGATAAGCAAGCGAAACTTATCAAATGCGACAAAATGTCGCACCTATCATCGGTTTTTCCGATCATTCTCCTCTGTATTCATCGGGTTTTCTGATGTGTTTCTTGAACTGACGGTCAGTCGGTTTGCGATCGTTGAACTGACAGTCAGTCGGTTTGCGCGCTTGTACCGCGCTCGCGTGTGCATGGATTATTTCTTCTTTCCTCGTGTGTGCATGTGCTATCTTCTTGTTTTCACTCGCGTATTCGTCCGTGCTCGTGCGCCCCTCGCGTGCGCGTGCGTGCGTGCGTTTATCTCTCGCGCGCCTGAGTTCGCTCGGACGCGAAGACCGGGGTGGGGTGGGGGTACCCCCCGATCGGCAGCGACGAGCGGGAGAGCTACAGCGCGTTCTCGCACGCGGCCGGAGGGAATTTCCAAGCTAATTCAGTAATTACAGGCTTGACAAGTGAAGATCGCTGTGCGATAAGGGGCGTATCGCGGCCAGACGGCGGCGGATCAGGAGTTGATACATGGCGTCGACCGAGCTAACGGAAAGACCGGACGAAGCGCTGGGGGAATACGGGCCGGCGATGCGGATTTTGACCGAGAAGCAGCGGGAGTTCGTGTCGCGCCTGGTCGAAACGGGCTGCTCCTACACGGACGCCGCCAGGGCGGCCGGATACTCCGGCGTCAGCGCCAACAGCCTGCGCGTGACGGGGCACCGGCTGGCGCACGACGACAAGGTGATTGCGGCGATCCGTGAGGAGGCGGAGCGCAAGATGCGCGCCGGCGCGGCGTTTGGCGTTCACGCGCTGGAGGAGATCGCCCGCGATCCGACGCACAAGGACCGGCTGAGGGCGGCGGGGAAGCTGCTCGGCATGGCGGGCCTGCGGGAGGACGAGTCGAGGACCGTCCATCACGTCCACGAACTCAACGACGAGCAATTGGACGCCCGCATCCGCATGTTGGCGAAGCGGAACGGACTGGACCCGGCGCGGCTGCTTGGACCGGGCAAGGACGTGATTGAGGGGACGTTCACCGTAGTCGATCCGGCTGACGAGTTGAAGGACGTGCTGTGAAGAAGCTCGATCCGTCGAAGATCGAGTTGCTGGAGACGCTGGAGGCGCTCGACGCGCGCCGGCGCTACGGGCGGCTGGGGCGGTTCAAGCCTTATCCGAAGCAAGCGTTGTTTTTCGAGCTTGGAGCGACGAAGCGCGAGCGCGCGCTCATGGCGGCCAACCGCGTCGGCAAGTCGGAGTGCGGGGCGGTCGAGATCGCCTACCATCTGACTGGCCGATATCCGGCGAATTGGGCGGGCAAGCGCTTCGCGCGGCCGATCGTGGGATGGGCGGCGGGCGAGACGAGCGTTCTCGTGCGCGACGTCCAGCAATGGAAGCTGTTCGGCAAGCCCGGCGTGACGGCGGAGTTCGGCACCGGCTACGTGCCGAAGGACTGCATCCTCGACAAGCCGTCGATGGCGCGCGGCGTGACCGACGCGTTCGACACCGTTCACGTCAAGCATTTCACCGATGGCGTCGAGGACGGCGTTTCGACGCTGACGTTCAAGTCCTATGAGCAGGGACGGGCGAAGTTCCAAGGCGGCACCGTCGACGTGGTGTGGCTCGACGAGGAGCCGCCGGCCGACGTGTTCTCGGAGGCGCTCACGCGCATCGCGCCGTCGGAGGAGGCTCCGGAGGGCGGCATTCTGTTCGGCACGTTCACGCCGCTCAAAGGCGTTTCCGAGGTCGTGCTGCGGTACCGCGACCAGGAGAGCCCGGATCGCGCGCTTGTCGGTATGACCATCGACGAGGCCGAGCACATCTCGCCGGCCGAGCGGGAAAAGATCGTCGCCGGCTATCTGCCGCATGAGCGCGAGGCGCGCGCCCGCGGAACGCCGATGATGGGCTCCGGCCGCGTCTTCTCGTCGTCGGAGGAGTCGATTTCGGAAACCATGTCGCCGGCGATGGTGCCGCTGCATTGGGCGAAATTATGGGGCACCGACTTCGGCGTCGCGCATCCGTTCGCGGCGGCGTTGATCGCTTGGGACCGGGACGCCGACGTGATCCATGTCGTCCACGTCGTCCGCATGACGGACAGCCGCCCGCGCGATCACGCCGCGGCGATGAAGCCGATCGCCGCTGGCGTTCCGGTCGCTTGGCCGGCGGACGGCGCAGCGCGCGAGAAGTCGAGCGGCAAGGAGTTGGCCTCCTTCTACAAGGACGAAGGACTCGTGATGCTGCCGACGCACGCGACGTGGCCGGACGGAGGCGTGTCGACGGAGGCCGGCGTCGTCGAGATGGACGACCGCTTCAAGACCGGGCGGTTGAAGGTCGCCCGCCACCTGCTGCCGTTCTTCGAGGAGTACCGGGATTACCACCGCAAGGACGGCCAGTTGGTCAAAATTCGCGACGACATCCTGTCGGCGGTGCGCGTCGCGGTCATGGCGAAGCGGTTCGCCCGGCCGATGGCGATCGGTGGCAAGAAAACGGAGCGAAGACAGACGGAAGCGAAGGACGTTGACTTCGATCTGTGGTGATGCTATGTGAGGGTCGGCGGCGGGCTTGGATGGAATGATGGCTCGATGGGCGATTCTCCGCCCGGCCGCGCGGCCGGCGTCCGTCCAAGACGTCGGCCGCATTAACTTTTTTGACGAAGGGAACGCGCGATGTGGAAGCTGTTCATAATCGTGGCGGCGATTGGCTCGAACGCAGGCGATGCGCCGCTGTACGAAGGCGTCGGCAAAACGGTTTACGCCAGTCAAACGGCGTGCGAAGCAGCGCGGATGCCGGAGTCGTTGGGGTTCTGGCGTCGGCATGAGAAAGCGTTCGGTAAGGATGTGAAGGTCGGGGCCATGTGCGGCGAAGTGTCGCGGGCTGGAGATAAAGAATGAGCGGTTTCGCGGGTTTTGACGTCTGCGATTTTCCGGGGGCGGAGAAATTGGCGGCCGTCAAGAAAGCGTCGAATTTCGCCTTCATTGCGCCGTATCTGGCGTCGCTGAGTCATCCGGCGAAGGATTGGACGTCGGCGGAGGTCTTCGCCGCCTTGCGCGCGCAGGGCTGGGGCCTGGCTCCGGTTTACGTCGGCCAGCAGATCGTTGGGCCGGGGAGTCACGTCGTCACGGCGGCGCAGGGATCGATCGACGGACGCGACGCCTGCGCCAAGATGGCGTTGTGCGGCTTCAAGCCGGGGTCGTTCGTTTTCCTTGACCTCGAAAACGGGCCGCCGATCACTGGTCAGCAGTGGACCTACATCGAAGCGTGGGCGGCGGCGGTCGCCGCCGGCGGCTTCGGC